GTGGATTTGATGGTGATAACCCAGCACGTTATATCAACATGTATGACGGTATTACATCAAATAACACACAAGGATTTAACTTACAAACTGCAACAAGTGCAGGTTCACGAGCATATAAGAAAGCATTGGATGCAATTAGCAATCCTGATGCATACGATATTAACTTGTTGGTACTTCCTGGTGTTGTTTATGAATTACATCCGTACGTAGCTAACTACGCATTGAGTGTATGTGAACAACGTGGTGATTGTTTCTATATTATGGATTTGACACAAGCAAGTTCAACAATCACAACCGCAGTTAACCAAGCAGCATTACTTGATAGTAACTACGCAGCAGCATACTATCCTTGGATTCGAGTACTAGATGATAATACAAACAAATTCGCATTTGTTCCACCATCAGCAGTACTTCCAGAAGTATACGCATATAGTGACAACACAGCAGCAGAATGGTTTGCACCAGCAGGTTTAAATCGTGGTGGAATTCCAGGAGCAGCAGGTGTTAAGTTACGTTTGAGTCAAGTACAACGTGATGAATTGTATGATGGTAAGGTTAACCCAATTGCACAATTCCCAGGACAAGGTATTTGTGTATGGGGACAAAAGACATTACAACGTCGCTCATCAGCACTTGACCGTGTAAACGTTCGTCGCTTATTAATCGCAGTGAAGAAGTTCATCGCAAGTTCAGCACGATTCCTCGTATTTGAACAAAACGTTGAATCAACTCGTCGTCGTTTCTTGAACATCGTCAACCCATATTTGGCAAACGTCCAAGAACGTTCAGGTCTATACGCATTCCGTGTCATTATGGATGAAACCAATAATACACCAGACGTAATTGACCGCAACATCTTGGTTGGTCAATTGTATCTCCAACCAACAAAGACTGCTGAATTCATCAAACTCGAATTCAACATTCTCCCAACGGGTGCTACATTCCCTGGGGCTTAATAAAATAGGTTATATTTTTAACAAACTGACTATTTATAGTTAAATCCGTTAGGAGATACGAATGGCAAACAATATAGTAGCCGAAAATGAAATATTTTTTACGGCATTTGAACCAAAGGTTAAAAATCGCTTTTTAATGTTAATTGAAGGAATCCCAGCTTACATCGTTAAGAAAGTAACCCGTCCTGAAATTCGTCAAGATACGATTAAGGTTCCACACATCAATACCGTTCGCTTTGTCAAGGGTATTTCTGTATGGCAACCAATGACCCTTACGTTGTACGATCCAGTAGTTCCATCTGGCGCACAAGCAGTAATGGAATGGGTTCGTCTACATCACGAATCAGTAACAGGTCGTGATGGATACGCGGAATTCTATAAGAAAGATTTAACCCTTCAAGTTCTTGGACCAGTAGGTGATAAGGTTGAAGAATGGATCATCAAGGGTGCACAAATTACACGTGCAACATTTGGTGATTTGGAATGGGCGGAAACCACAGACAATGTGGCAATCGAACTAGAAATTCAACCAGACTATTGTGTATTGAACTACTAATCAGTAGTTAAAAATAGAAGGTGTGTCTCACTGTCTGATACTTATATAGAGTATAATTGGGCAGTGGGACACTTCTTTTTTGGGTATAAGCTATGGCAGAACTTACTGAATTTAATGTAGGTCAAGGTGAAACATTTCGTATCGCAGCGACAATTATCAGCGATAGTGGAAGTATCCCACTTAATATAACAGATTATGTATTCAGTGGTCAAGTTAGAGAAAATTATACCACCGATGAAGTTGCTGCTACATTTAATATTACAAAACTCGCACCATTAAATTCTGGTTCAATTATTGTAGAGTTAACTCCTGATCAAACATTGACACTAACACAACGAAAATATGTGTATGATGTAAATATGGTCAGTGGATCAGTTAGTCCAATAAAACGAAGAATACTAGAAGGAGCATTAACTGTCCGCCCCACAGCTACGAGATAATTAATGAGTGGATCATTACGTCCAATTAATTTAGGTGTGCCAGACATAACAGTTGTAGTCAGAGAAAATAGTGACGCTAATAAAGTTTTGGTAGATGTACCAAATATTAGTGTTAATATTGAAACATCACCTGATTATAAGGTAAGTATACAACCCAGTTCGTTAGTAGTTCAACGAACAGGGTCTTTGCCGTCGCTGGCGGTATCGGCATTATTTGCAAATACAGCAAGTTATGCACTGGGAGTTAGTGGTTCAATTGATAGCGCGGTATCTGCTTCCTATGCACAAACTGCATCGTACGCGCTCAACGCTGGAGCTGGATCAGGGTTTCCGTTTAGTGGGTCGGCAGTTATTACCGGATCATTACAAGTACTCAGTACGGGAAGTGTTGGTGGTATCACGGGATCACTACTAGGAACCGCGAGTGTTGCAGATGCAATAGATGTTATTTTTGCTGGTGGATTTGAAACTGGTAATGATACACCTATAGCCTTACAAGTTGGTGGTACTGGAAATGTAATCAGTGCAAGTTATGCATTAACTGCATCGTACGCTGCAAACGGTGGTGGAGCGACCATACCGGCAGGAACAATTTCCAGTTCTACACAAGTTCAACAAGCACTACCACTTGGAATGGTGTCTAGTTCAATTGGAACTGCAAATTATATTCCATTGTGGCAAAATGCATACAGACTAACTAATAGTCCATTATATTATACAGGATCAAGTATACTCTGGGGTGCATCAAACTTTTTTGATAATAACGCACCTGACGTACTTGGTATTTATGCGGGTAATGTAGGCTCGTATAATTTAATTTCGGGACACGCTACAGTTAATAGTTATCTACAAATTAATATCCGTAATTTCAGCACAGGATCAAACGCGTCATCCGATATCGTAGCAACATCGGATACTGGTAATGAACAAACTGGATATATTAATATGGGTGTCAATGGAACCAATTACGTAGGTTCCAGAATTCATGATATACCTAACGATGGATACTTGTTCCACACAGGTAGTAATTTAGTAATTGGTACGGCTACACCTAACGCAGCAGTAACAATTTTTGCTGGTGGTGAAAATTACAGAAATGGTAAGTTACGATTACGTGCAAATAATCAACATGAACTAACTGGTAGTTTAAATACCACAGGAAGCCAAAATGTTATAGGAACAATAACCGTAACAGGATCTATTATTGTATCTGGATCATCTACATTTACAAATATTGGACCTGCGATATTTAGTGGATCGGTAAATACTACAAGTGGTATTACTGGGTCATTGTTTGGAACAGCAAGTGTTGCACAAACATCACTAACCGCAAGTTACGTATCGGGAGCAGCAAGTGACTGGGCATCGTTAGCAAATAAGCCAGCAGATTTAGTCAGTAGTTCAACCCAAGTTGATATTACACAGATTACAGGATATTCTACATTTAGTTCTTCGTTATCTGTGGTGGACCTAAATCAACAAACTGAAATAAATGTCTTAAAAAACGTAACAGGATCATACGCAACTACTGGTTCAAATACATTTAGAAATGATCAAATAATTACTGGTTCGTTATATATTAGTCAAAATTTATATGTACAAGGTTCATCCTCGATTAGTTACATTTCACAAAGTACATTAAATGTCGGAACTAATATAATTACAGTTAATACAAATCCACCAGGACTTCGATTTGGCGGATTGTCAGTAATTGATTCGGGATCATCACCACAACGTAGTGGATCATTGTTTTTTGATTCCATTAACGATCAATGGATATTTGTTCACCAAAATCAAACTACCCCAACATCGTCGGTATTGATAATGGGTCCGCAAACTTATAATAATATTGGTAATGAAACAAGTTTAACTACCAATGTTGTTCCTAAGTCAATTAACGCAGAACATATTGGTGACTCACAGATTAGTGATAACGGCACCACAGTTTCTATTACTAATGCGTTGAGTGTCGGAACATCAATTACAGCACCTGCGGTAACAGCATCGGTTAGTGGTGCATTAACAGGTACATTTCCGTACGCAAATTTAACAGGACTACCAAGTGGATTAGTATCGTCGTCAATTCAAATTAATACTGGTTCATTTAGTGGGTCTATCACTACTGCTTCATTTGCATTAACTGCAAGTTTTGCATTAAACGCAGTATCTGCCGTACCAACAGGTACAATATCATCATCAACACAATTTAGAACATTAACAGATTCGTTCACAGGGTCATTTACAGGATCACACACGGGTACATTTCCATATTCTGGATTAACTGGTGTATCGTCTGGTATAGTTAGTAGTTCTACACAAATATCAACACTAGGATTTGTCACAAGTTCTGGAACTGCTTCCTTTGCTACTACGGCATCAAATACATTTAATGGTAACCAAACTATTAGTGGGTCACTACTCACAAACGCTGATACATTAATATTTAGTGGATCAATGTATACGAGTGGAAGCGTGTCTGTTACTGGTTCACTTCAAGCTACACATTTTATATTACCAACAGTTGCACCCACCACGCCACAAACTGGGTCAATGTATTTTAGTGATTCATTCATATACGTGTACACAGGAACACAATACCGTAGTGCGAGTTTAGTCTGATATGCCATTAACACTTGTAAATTCTGGTAATGTTGGGGGATTAACACTTATAAACCAAAATAATTTAGGAAAATTTACATTACAAGGTAGAGGAGTTCCATATCAACAATTAAATACTATTGCGTCATATCTTCGGAATTATATGAGTGAATTTCGTAATCCAAGTTTTTACACATATCGCTTAGATGGAAATGGGTTTCAGATTCTTGATGGTGGGCTTGATATGTATGACAATGGTAATATTACATCACCTGCGATTAGAGCAGGAAATATATACACCAGTTCAGCGGGATATTCCGCCGCAGTATACCCCTCAGCAAGTAATTATACACAAACTGGTTCTGCTGCAATTTTGGATGGAGATTTTAACTATATTAGTTTAGGTTATATACAATACGGAGTCACACAAAGCGCAACATTCCATCCATTAACCGTAATCGGGTCACGAGAGAATCCAGGACCTGTGGGTTGGCAAGTCGGTGGAAATTCTGGAGCAGACGGTGGTGGTCTACTTGCAACAGGAAGTATCTATACGGGAAGTATTGTTAATGGATTTACAGTTCATGCGTTTTATAGACAAACGTATAATGCAACTGACCCATCACACTGTACCGTAATTATGTTACTGGGACATCCAAATTGGAATTCTACGTTTGGAACTATTATTAGTGGGTCGGATGTAGTAAGTTTGGGTGGATGTGGTGTTCGTTTGTTAGCAACAGGGTCAAATACTAGTAATATCTTAGCAGTAAACACCTTATTAAGTAAACTTTCTGGTGTACAAGTAACCGCAGCAGAATGTAAAACAGTAGTGGATAATTTTGTAACACGTATTCAACAATCAGTAGGGTTTTAAAGATGCCAGCAAATCGTTTTATACCACTAGTTAGTAGTCAATCAGGAGCAGTACCCACCGCGTCTGGGTTATTTCCTGGTGAATTGGCACTTAATATTGCAGACGGACGATTATTTACTCGGTCTGGGTCAGCTATTCTATTATTAAATGACATGACTTTACCAGGTGGAATACCCACCAGTTCTGCTCAAATAGTAGGATATATTAGTGGTAGTACGATTACTCCACATTCTGTACAATCCGATGAATTTAAATTAAATGCTGGAAATGTTTCACTAACATTCACTGGGTCCGTTAATACGGGAATATTTGGGGCTACGGAATATGTTTACCCATTCATTCCAACGGGTAGTTATGTTGGAGCAACAGTAGAATATGCGGCATCCAGACCTGGGGGTATACGAGTCGGTATGTTGATGGCCGCGTGGCAAGGAACGGGTAGTACGGTTACCGATATATCCAGTACAGATGTTGGGGACACATCCGATATTCAATTTTCGTTGGTGCAAGATAATGGTTATATGAAATTACGAGTAGAAAGTGCTGGAAGTGGGTCATACCCGTGGACGGTACAGAGTATATTTAAATTATTTCCCTCTTTATCATAGTATTTAACTATTTATAGATTAGATATTTAGCACCGTTTGGAGAAACCCGATGGCAAATGAATTTGTAGCACGGCGAGGTATTATAGCCCAATCTGGTGGGGCAAGAATCACTGGATCGTTACTGGTTAGTGGTACGGTGGATGCAACTGGATATAGTATTATTGCATCATCAATTACCGGATCGTTCTCTGGTTCAATTGGTACCGCAGTAAGTGCGTCCTATGTACTGCCATCTGGACTACCACTGGGTACAGTATCGGCATCTTCGCAAATTGAT